TTATTTTCATATCCCTTGCCAGGGTTTTCAATAATAATTTGATCCAGTACAAGTTTTTTACTTAAACTTTGAAATCTTTGTGTACCATCAGCAAATCCAGTAAGGTTTATTAATTTAGATTTAGTTAACGCATCATTTTGTTTATTTGCAAGTTTGATGGTTGTGTTATTAACTTTAGATACAAAATAAACAGATTCATCAACAAGTCTTTGATCTGGTGTTTGTTGAATTTGATCTGTTGTATTACCAGCACTTGCAATACCAATTGCACCAGTGTTGAATGTTTTATAAATTACCGCCTCTCCATCACGAAACTTATGAAATGTTCCAAATCCTATTGTATCATTTGCGATATTGATTGCGTTACCTGTAGATGATGCATCAAAATCCATGAAATGATCAACTTGTTTTAATCTTGCTCTTGCAATTGCATTTTGACCATTACCACCACTAATCTCAATCTTAGGCGGTGCAGTATAATCAAAGCCTGGATCTATGATATCAATTCTTTTAAACTGACCTTTAATATTTGCTGTTGCACTTACACCAGCACCAGTTAAACTTTCAAGACTAACTTTTGGTGGAGTAATCACATCATATTCAGAACCACCTTCTAACACATCTACGGATTCAACACCACCAAAAAATATAACATCACCTGACTTATAGTTTGATATCTCTGTGCCATTTACAAGCATGCCAGTGGTGCCTGGCGCTGTCTCACGCCTCGCCCCGTCAAATACTGGATTTAAAGAAAATCTCTTTAATAATTTCTGATGATCTAATTTTTTACCAGCCAAGTCAGGAACGGAGATTTTAAATGTACCATCTCCAGTTGCATCTACAAAATCACCATTCACCAAGTCAGGTAAGGAGTTTGCAAGACGAATATTGTTAGAATCAACACGACTTATATAATAATTTTTACCATCAATTAATTGACCTAGATTACCACTTACAATATTGTATGTTACAACTTCTCCAGAATAGAATCCATGATCTGATGCACCCTCTGTAACCTGTATTAACTGTATAAGGTCTCCGCCAGTGGCGCCAGTCCACGTTATAGAACGGTCTGGTGCAACTATAGGTTCATTACCTAAACTTGGAATTGATGGTGAAGCCACATACATATGAGGATGTGGTGGTCGTGCGAGTGCATTGTCACTATCATGATCATATACGTTTTGAACATCAGTTGTATATTTTGTGATATTCTCGTGAAGAGAACTATTTCCTCTTTTTAATCTTCTTCTTATAAATGCAAAATTGTTTATACCAATACCAGGCAAGTCACCCAAAACAAATGATGAACTACTAATGACGCTTAAAACACGACCAACAGCAACCAAAGTAAGTTGTCCATCTAAAACTTCAATAGCATCCTCTTCTAAAAATCCATGATCAGACAGAGTGGTAATGTTAAAACTACTACTTGACTGTCTTACAACCGTTTTTGGAGTAAATTTAACGGATGTATTGTAAACATATGATCCAAAATTACTATCCTCTGAACTTTTGTAAGCACCATATGTCCCAACTCTGACCTTATCACCTTTATTAAAATAAAATGTAGTGTCAGGAATTGGAAAGTCTTTTAAAACACCAGTAATTAAAACTTCTATTTTATTTGTGTTACTTGCAAAAGAATATCCGTATGCAACATTATTATATCTTACATCATCACCAATACTTAAAACATCAACAGCAGTGGGTAATCCTACAAATTGATTTGCAGTTTTACTTGTATAAGTAACAACTCCAGCCGTAGTCGCTGTTGGTAACGACAAAGAACCACTGGTGGGAAATCCAACAGTTGTATCAACAGTCATCACAGTTGAACCAATGGTAACTGGATTTACAATACGAGTTCTGCCTGGAATTACAAAATTACCATCAATAGTATCTTTTGATACACTTATCTGATAATAATGTTCTCCACCATATACAAAGTCCTTTACGTCCGATATCGCACCAGAGGCACCTCGAATATTCTGGTCATCCTCATCAGAATCTTGAAAAAGTGTTGATCCTTTTAAATTACGAGGATCGCCTGTGATTGGTTTTACTACAAAATCTTGTGCAAAACCATAATCTGCATCAGATGGTTTAATCAAAAACTCTGATGGTTTAATAATACTAACTTCCTCACCATATAATGATCTGAATAAAATTTTATATGACTCTTCTGTTCCTTTTGTTTTATAGAAATCTTTAATTTGACGAATAAACTTGACTTGATCTAAATCACTATCTAATTTACGGTTTTCAAATCCACTTGCATAAGTTGTTTTAAGTTTATTAAAAAATTCACGAATAAAAAGATTTGATAAATTATGAACTTTTGATCCACCAGTGTGTGCAGCACCAATTGATGTTTTAAATTCAACAAGGTCAGGTCTTGTAGGTTGATCTAAATTGGTTACACCACTAAATCCACGAACACACCCCGTAAATGAAGTCGTACCGATTCCTGTATATGTAATAATTTCATCATCAATTTTTAACAATCCATATTTACTTGGATATCCTTTTGTTGAATCTACAAATATTGTAGAGGAGTAAGATTCAGTATTTGTAGATAATCCAGTGTATTCTGTAAGTGCAGCTCCAACATATGTTTTTAATTTAGTATATCTGTCAAGATTTTCAGCTATGTTGATTGATCCACCCTGATATTCTTGAGAAATATAGTATTGTTTCATAAAATCCACAAAAAGTGGACTTTCGGTTTGCACAAACTCAGGTAACTGATTTTCAATTACCTGATTGATTTCGACTCTTTGTATTGAGGTATCTATCATTAATATCCGCCGCCAGAACTAGATCCGCCACCGCCACCAGATGATGTGGTTGTAGTAGGAGTTGTACTTGATGTTGTGGTTGAAGTTGCATATGTTCCACTAGAAGTAGTGGATGTTGCAGTCGAGGAAGCTGTTGATGGAAGAATTGCAGCAGCTGTAGAGACTGGAGAATTTGATTTTCTCGTAAATGTCGGCATATAATAACTGTGCGTATGAACAAATCTTGATCCAGAGGTATTTTCTCCTGATGCGATTAAATCTTGAACCATATTGATTGTCGTGTTTGTCATATCAAATTTAACATACAAATCTCGAAGACCAACAATGTCATTTGAGTGTGGAATCGCTTGAATTTCAATCACATCATTTGTAATTGAAGTTGAAAGTATATTTACAGTATCTATAAGAACTTCACCAGTCATATAATCAACAGTTCCAGCATTTTTCTTTACAATATTAGGAGTTCCACCCTCCGTGTATGTAAAGAAGAATATTCGACCTTTTTCACGATCAATTACCTCATCAGAGAGGTAAACAGTACCTGTAACACCCTCGATTGTAAATCCAGTGGAAACAACGTTATAACTACTCTCTTGAGTGTGGAATCGATTACCAAAACAAACTTCATATTGAGCAAATTTACCTAGAACAGCTCTTAAATTACGACGAATTATAACGAGAGTGATATTTGACGTAATTGATGAATCAACACTATCAATAAGTGATACAGCCTTACTGTATTTGAATCTACCACCAAATTTATTGACATCTATTGAACGTGAATACTGTGTCAGAGCATTTGAGATGCCAGTTTTTAAAGCTTCTGGTCTATCATTTAAACTTGGATTGTAATATGGATTTGCTTGTAACTCAACATACAAATATTTTAAATCTACAAACTCTGGTACGATACCAGCAACTGCATAACTCTTTAATCTTTGTATTAACTCTCTTTTTGTCTCATCTGATAAAAAATCACCATTTCGAGGTTTTACTGATATAAAAACTTTACCAAAACGAGGTGGATTCATCTCCTCACCACCAAAAGCAGTTACAGATTCTACATTTGGGTATATGTAACCTAAAACAGACTCATAATCAGATGAAGTAACCGCACGATACTGAGATGAGTAAATTCTTGGTGCAAAATACTTGATTGATGAAATTGATTCAATATCATCACCATCTCTTGACTTTTCATCAGTTGAAACTAAACCAATAAGTGATGAATTGATAGCTGCACCATCTTGATTAGTAATATTTCCAACAAAACTGAATTCTGAAGCTCCATTTCCATCCCTTCCATCAGTTGTAATATATGAAACTGTAATAACATTGCCATTTGATAATTTTTTAGCAATTACATTGTCACCAAAGATCAATTCATACCTTTCATCCTCTACTTCTTGTAAAAGATACGCTGCTGATGTTGATGTGATACCAATAATGTTATCAATTTGTTGATAAGTAACTGAAGAAGTTGAAGATGACAAATCTTTAACTTTAACCTTGATAGTTGATGTGTCAATAAAAGAATTATCAAGAGTATATTTTTGATTAAAGAGAGAGGTGTCTACAGTAAATTCTTGAGAAACAAAATTACCCTCATAAATCTCAATATTATTAAATTCAGCAAATCCGTTCACAACAGGGATTGTAATATTCTCTGGAATGCAAAATATAAAGTTTGTATTGTCTCCAGAACCATTACAAACAATGCCAGCGTTTAATGTAAGTGTTGAGGTCTCTGTAAGACCACTTACCGTAAAAGATACTTTCGCTCTTGATGATCTACGAGATCTTGGAACGTATCCAATGTTTCTGGCAAGTGAAACAACGTTTTCTCGAAGTGTAGCGGAATCAAGAAAACACTCATTCGCTGCCATATTTGTATTATATGCAGTTGTGTATGTATTATATGCTAATGCGTCAATAATTATTGAAAGGTTTGATCCTTCAAAATCATAATCAGTAAAATTAGTATTCGCCCTCAGATAATCTCTGATGGAAGTCTTAATTTGATCAAAATCTAAGTTTGTGTATTGACCGAAAGCCATTATACTCTAGCTGGGAATAGGAGAACGTCTACTTCTTGTGTTGGTGCTGGAATGCCAACAATATCATATTGTATGATGCAATTTAATTCGTTTGAATCAGGATAAACTGATACTGTCACTTCAGTATTATCAATTCTTGGTTCATAATTAAGTAAAGATTGTTTAATTTCGTCTGAAATACGAATTTCATTCAAATTAGTGTTTAAATCAAACAAAGATTGATTAATCACCGAACCAAATAGGGGTAAAAATGGTTTCTCACCAAGAATTGTAAAAATTATGTTCTTTACAGACCTTTTTATAGCGTCTTCATTACTAACCGTAAGCACATCATTCGTCACAGGATGACGTTTGAAGGATAAGTTGATATCTTTGAATGCCCTAGAAGCCACTATTTACACAAAAAGTTTCCTGTTTTTATTTATACCGCTTTTTTTTATCTTTTTACGACTCGAATTCGATATTTTTCTGATTCTAAAGCGTTAATAATATATTTAGCGCTAATTCTTGGGTCTTTTTCGCCGCAAGTGAAGAAATCTGCGTTCATTCGACCAAATTCAGGCCAAGTATGACAAGAAACATGACTTTCAGCGAGTGCAAAAAGGCATGTAACACCACATGGACTGAATTTATGTGTATATTCATTTAATATTGTCATCTCCGACTTCAAAATAGCACGAGTGAAGATGTCACGAAGGAAATTTGGACTATTTAAGTCATCAAAATACCCATCGTAGACATCAAGTATCAGATGCTCACCCATTTCATCCCAATTCTGGTTCATTTAAGTCAATTTTAAAGTCACCACCGTAAAAATCAACGTTCATATCAGTGCCTCCAGCGCCTACTTCAATATTAGCTGACCTTTCTTTCGATGTTTTCCAAAAATAATTGTCTTCTGAACCCAATCCATCACGATCATGACCATTCTCCACCTGATAATACACAGTTGATACCTTAAAATCTGGAATCTTAGGTGTCTCAGGAGTGATACTGTTATCATAGATACGCATTCTGTTGTTAGGATAGAGACAAAACTGTCCATTATCCAATTCTAACAAGTTATGAGACTTATGTTCCGCTGGTTGTTCACTGGTTGAGTAGTCAATAGCGTCTACATCAGAGTGATAATTGTCTAAAGTACAAATATAAGTGCCTGTTTGCGTTCCATAGTCTCTTGTATAGACCTCATAATGCATGGAACCGATGAATTGTTTCTGTACTGCAACGACACCATAGTCCATACAGTTCCAAAACTGTAGATTATGTAGTGTCATATCTGGATCTGGTATCTCAGGAGAGGAGAGGAAAGCGGATATTGGTAACTTATCGAACATTGCAGCATAATCTGGCAGATAAGTTTCAAAATAAAACGCACGGCCAGGAATACTTTTTGCAGAAACCCATACTCCTTTGACAAATTCACCATGACCAGACTTATGATCGGTCAAATACTCCTTACGAACCCATACCTCATAAGAAGGAAGATTAGTAATCAGAGTACTCATTTACCCTGACCCCGATAACCTTTCTTCTTTGCATTCCGACTGGTTGCAGACAACTTGGTTCTTGCTGACTGACCTTGACGAGTCTTCTTGGGATGATGTTCAACAGTGGGAATGCCTGAATTAAAACGAACTGCCATTATCTAAATTTAAAATAGTTGTACATTAAGTAGGAATAATAACCAAGTGCGGAGAAACACGCCGCTGCAATAAAGAACTCAATCATTGATTCTCCTTCAGTGACATATCAATGACCTCAACCTCATCAGGGTCGATTGCATCTTCTCTTCCTTCGTCAAATCTCTGAACCAGTATCTGCATTGCATCATACTTGCCTGCTTCACTCAACAGACCTTGGGAGAGTTCGCGCCCATTGTATATAAGTTTATACTTTTTTTCTAATCTACCTTTAACCATAATAACTCCTATGAATGTGGATTGTAAAAATATAATATGTAGAGAATCACGAAGATGATTACAATGAAGACAAGACCTGCCATCAAATCACCCTCGTCTTCTCATGACCCACTCGTATTCGTGGATCGCACCATGTTACCATACCTTCTTTCTTTGCATCTAAACAGAATGATACATCCTCTCCACACATATCCTGTACATTACCACTATCAAACACTTGCATCTTTGGAGCAAACCAAGGATATTCAAGTCTTTCAAATACACCATTCTTAATCAGTGTCCAACCAAATCCTGTGTAATCGACAGTGAAAGGTTTTCTCTTTTTCGTGATCGACTCGACAGTCTCGTGATTCATGACTCCGCCATTCTTTGCAAAGTCTTCTTCACTTAACCAATGTGCAACGGAAGTCGTATGTCCATCTTCAGTGGCATACCAACCTGCTGTAATCTCCTTGACCTTACTATCATCAATACCGAGTGCAGTGCTAACAACCTTTCCATCCTTATCCTTGACTTCCTGAGTAATCTCTGCATCCTTTGTTGCAAGATCAATCAACTGCCAGAACTTCTCAGTACTAAAAACGATATCACTATCAATCCATAACTGATAATCATACTTAAGTTTACCATCCCAAGGAATCTGTTTGGGGCCTCTCAATACATTCGCACCTAATACCTTACAACGTGCAAAGTTTACCATTGAGGAATAATCTTGAGATATTTGTATTCCATTACCATTCTGTACCAGATCAAAACATAACTGTACAAAATTCTTCAGAAAGATATAAGAACAACCTCTGCCTGGAAGACAGAAGACAATTTGCTTACCTTTCACTCTCTGTTTAATTCGCTCGTAATCCCATTCTTCCTTCTTCGGTGTTTCTTTGGGTATTACTTTAAATCCTTTAGCCATAAAATGTAGTGTTCACATTCATATTATACCATATTATTTATGGGTTGTCTATAGACCTCCGTTGTTCGGAAATTCGTACATAGGCTTACTACTGATAGTTCGAGTGGTAGGTTCAACACGACGTTTCTGATTGCGTGCTGCAAAGTTATATGCAACCAAAGCACCAACTGCTAATTTAGCGACATCTGACCAGTTTTTCATACGGCAAAAATTTTTTTCTCTATACTTATATTATAACAAAAAACCCTACCAGAGGCAGGGTACTTATGACACTTATATTACTGTCCACATCTACTTGCGAAACACATTAAGCTTAGTTAGAATATAGAGTGTAAGTACAGTCCAAAACACTATCTCTAAACCAAGGTTATTCATCTTTTAGTCCTCTTACGAATACCAGCCGCTTTCTTCTGCGACTTGTATTGTTTGGCTCTTTTGTCAATTCTTGACTTTCCATTTTTGTGGATCCAAGGGTTTTTCATACGGCAAAAAAAAATTTTGAATCTGTTAATATTTAGCGCTCGATTTTGGTTCGTTGTAGGTTAGGGAAGTTAGCGATTTTTATAACGCAACGCCCATCACCCCCATAAAAAACAACCCCCAAATAACTGCTCACTGAGAAACACTGCTATCACTGAGATCTCGCACTTTATATGCTGCTCAAACCCTCTCGCAATCGCTCCCCTTATGCTGCTCAAACTGTTCTTCCAGTTTGCTGCTCATAAGGTCTGTAATCTGTGTGAATTAGTTGCTCATAACACTGTAAATAATCTCGTATTTGTTTATATTATAGTCTATAAATTACTGTCTGTCAACTGCTCAAACTGTGTAGTTATAAAATGTTACGTAAGGAGAAATATCTCGTGTCTTATGTTATACTTAGAGCGGAGCGATTACTCTCCCGCTAAGACAACAAGACCTAGGCACATTTACAAACTAATAGAAGCAATTAAATCACACTTATACATTTAAAATAATATTTAAAAACGTTATTTGTATCAGGTTATACACAATTAGTCCTTAATCTTCTCCTTAATTGTTGTTATCATTTCATCTAAAAATTCCTCATCTAATGTATATTTTATCTCTTCAATTAGGTCATGTTCTGTTAACTTATCTACGAAATTGTCCATATCATTGAGCACATATTGATACAAATCTTTCGTACTCATACTATCAACAATGGTGTTAACATAACCTGTCTTAAGTTGCTCAAATTGATTGGCACTTAGTTCCCTTTCGTTTATACTTTTGTTCATAGATCTTAGTCCTCTATTGTATAAGAATCGTTGAAAAAATAG